CCTTGCTGCCTAGGCATTAGCTCCTAGAAAAGTTTTGCCGGGTAACGACGCGCCCTGAGCTATGGCAGCGCCAGCGGCAACTCCAGCAGTAGAGTCCTAATACAACAACTCCACATTCCCCTAGCCCAAGTTGCCCGGGGCAAGGAATATGTAGCCTCCAGTCTTGGCCCCACCTAATGAAAACGTGAAGACAGAATCAGCACGCATCAAATAGCCAGCTCCACCGCCCTCACTAACAGGCCGGCAAAGAGGCGCATTGGTTGGGTCCACCAGCAACCTGGCGTATGCCTTGGCGGTCGCATCCCCACCGCGAACGGTGGGCTTTGACGGCCCCACACGGACCGGAGCCTACTGTTTCCCCTTTGGTTTCTTGTTGGTAGAACGCTTCTTGCTCTTAGCCATCTGATACTATCTCCTGGCTACTTATTGATGTCAATATGGCAAGCTCTCGACGAACTTACCCAATGGGTCCTCTGTGATGCCAGCGTCCAAGGAAAGGGATCCAAATCTCTCCTCTACCGCCACCTGGCTTTTAGGACAAACCCCGAACGCGCGCCAGAAGGAGACCCGCGCCGTGGAAGTGACTTCCTATCTTTTTGTTCCACCTAATTGGATCATCTGGTAGAAACCAGAATCGGCCATATATCCAACATATTCCTTACCTCCCTCCCCCAGCCGTTCCAAGCACTCATAAAATGCTTGGTAAATGGGCACTCCGCTAGTTACAGACTGCCCACCCTGACCAATCGAGTGCAACCAAGAGCGAAAAGCAGTAGGCTCAAGGCAAACGAGGTCCTTTGCTATTGAGGAAGGGTAGGATCTAACCATTGTAAAATCACGAGCGGATAGTTGGATAGGATGCATTTGGCAAAATTCGATTTCTTCTAAGGTGTAAACAGGGTCTTCCACAACCATGTCGAACCCCATCTCGGAAAACCACTGAGGCAAACCGCAAAGGGATCTAAGGTGCTTGGACTCCATGAAGATTACTACGTCATCTCCATTGTTTACAAAGTCATATGGCACGCAGGTCGATTCCATGAACGCTATCACTAGACTACACATTAGTAAGCAATTGCCTAGAGCAGTGTTCATATCTCCCTACATGCGCTAACCTATCTTAGAGTACTTAATACACCCGTCCTTACAACGCGCGAACCCAACATTATAGATCTGCCACTTCAATGCGGCAGCTAATTCGTCGGACTCAAAAAAGCTTGTTGTAGATAGAGTGTTCCCATTCGAGAGCCTGCTTGCTCACGTGCTGGTCGAAGCGACTTGCGTCAATTCCAACAGCGACTGGGTGGTTGAACTTATGCCATTTCCTCGCTAATAATCGGCCTGTCTGGTCGATAGTGAGTCCCTTTGTCACCACAGTTGACCCATGCATCTTCGCCAGGGCCCTGTAAAGGGTATGCTCAAGTGGTTTTAGATACCTGCCGACTATGACGTTATAGCGCGGCAGTCTGGGCTGTATCACCCTAGGAGCAGGGTCCGGTTTCTTAGAGAAGTTAACCTTCTCGGCCTTCAGAAAGGTCTACAAATATCCATCCTTCCTTGTGAGAGGCTTCTCCTGTAGAGAGTCAACCGCATTTTGGTAAATGGTCCGTTTCCTGCCACAGTACAACGTCGGAAAATCTTCCTTCGGACATGGTGGTGAAAATGGTACGTACCGCATGAGTCTACGGCTGATCTTGCCAAGTCGGGTATGGTATATTCCAAGCTCCGGGACTGCGACAGGGACGAGTGTACCGTGCTGCTCTACGTGAAACACTCTTTCCACTAAACCCCGTCGGAGATTTGCTAAATTGTTGTTGTGTACACCGAAACGAATGTTGGGTCCCAAGCCACTCACTTGACCAAACACTCTGTATAATCTCTACCTGCCTGGAACGTTAAGTTCCACACCACCGGGAACCACACCTCGACGAATCTAAGTAGTGGTTCCGTG